TGGCCTGAAACCCCTGCGTCTGGGCGCTTCGATCTTACGACCAAAAACACGGCTCAGATTGTCATAATCTATTTCGGCAACAGTTCTTGACCTGCAATTAAAATGCTGTGGCGGTTCCGGCCCTTTTCCATATTCAAATACCTGTTGATCTAATGACCGACAACGTGAACTGGTTCTGCTATCCAAGGTAGCAAGATAACGATATTTTTTTGTTGCATCTGGATTTGCCTTATAAACTTGTTGCGCCGCGACATTGCTAACTTGATTTATTGATGTTCTGACGATTGTTTGAATCTGCGGATTTGCAAGCATCATTGACGCGCCACGCATTGCCAACTGTTGCTGTTTTGCTGTCTTTGCCAAAGTATTAAATCTCAACTTGCCAACAAGACGCCTTCGCATCTGTTGAGTTGTATCGCCTGCCAATAATCCATCGCGAATTGATCTCCCAAGTCTTTCGGCGCTTTTGTTTGTAATACCGCGAAAAGATTTTTTTATTGAATCGCCATTTGGCAACCTTATCAATGCGCCCTCTTTTGCTGTCAATGAAAACTTTGCGCCAGAACCCGCCGCGATAGTGCTTAATGAATCAGATAAAACATTTAAATTAAATTCAGATGCGGAAGTTGTTACGACAGCCTTTGCAAATGCGGGTGTAACTTCAACAGTTCTGATTGATGACCTGATGCCTGCGGGCAATGCGCGTTCCATCTGAACCGTTGCAAATTCTCCCTGCAACTTTGCAACAGCATCACTTACAAGTTCCATATCCCGCGTTGATTTGACGTCCCATTTTCTAAGGCTTGCTTTTGTCTGTAACAACAAAGCCCGTAAACGTGCCGCTGTATATTTAGGCTGATTAGCCCTTGGAAAACGTTCTATTGCTTCTAATTTATCAACCGCCCGCAATATGATTCGATTATAAGATTCAACGATTTCACGCGAAATCTTATTTGAAAATCTATTTAAATCTAAACTATTACGAAAATATTCTTCTGGAATTAAATCAGGATAAGGAACAGATGCCCCAAGCTTGGAGACATCAGACGGAACCCGAATCGGCGTTTGTGTCATTAATCCTCATCGTCTGGGTCTTCAACTGGTTCACCTTCTTCGGCTTCGGGCGTTGGTTCATCCATTTCGATCATGTCGCCTTTTTGTGTTTTTTCGATTTCTTCTTCAACATCAAAATCATCACCAAGGATTTCTCCTTCTGCTAATTGTTTTAACAATGTTTCATGTGATATTGCCCCAGAACTCCAAAGTTCGCGCCTTGCCTGAATCTCTTGCGGTGCTAATCTCTGGCCTAAGAAATCACGATTGACAAAAGCATTTCCAATTTCTGCAATATTTAAATAATTTGCATGAAATACCAAACAGTTATCAATCATATCTTGAAGCTGTTGCGCCACAATCATTAATGTCGAATCGCCTTGACTTCTTTGAATCTCCTGTGATGCGGCTGTTTCTGCTACAAGTTTTTGTCCAAGGATTGCGGCAAGTGCCAAAGTATTTATCTGATCTTCAATATTTTTTATTCTGTCGCGTTGATATTGAAAAGATGTACCTTTGATTTCTACAAATTCAGCCCTGCCACCTTCTGGAAATGCCATCGCTTCAGATGGCCCCGCACTTACTTCTTCTGATGCCTGCGGAAACCCAAAAAGACAAAGCATTGGAACAGAAGAAATTCTTAGTTGATTATCAAAATCCGAACTCTTTTGATAGTGCAATAAATTTAATTCTGCAATATCTTGCATCGGTGGGCGTGATTCCAAGAAAGAAACTTTGTTTGAATATGCAATGGCAAATGGAATGTAGTCTAAAGATGTTGTTCCTTCATCTACTTTTACATATTTTCCCTGCCTGCCTTTTCTGTGTACTTCAAAACCGCCTGCCGTTAATAATCGAACCTGTTCAACTTCTTTTTGTCCATATTCTCCATCTGCTTCTGTGACCCGTTCCAAAAGTCGTAACTGAGTTAATTTTTGCTTCCCATCTACAAGTTCTGTCCTCCATCCAAGAATTTCACGAGGGCTGTATGTAATCCAATAAGGTCTTCCAGTTCCGCCTGTCGGTGCATCAACTAGAACCCCAACATGACCATAGCGCAACATTATTTTTGCTGTCTCATATGTCCAACTTGTGAGATCGTTTCCCTGAAGGTCAACATCGAACAAATCTTCTGTAATCCGTTCTGATACCTCATTTAATCGAACAGGTTTGCGTGTAAGCATACCCGCAAGCAATCTTTCAATTCTCACATATAGAGGAGCCAGAACCGAGGTGGCGAGCCTGTTATCGTAGCTCTCGTCCTGTTCGCGCGGCATCTGCGGCAAATACTTTCGATGTCTTTTTCTTATTCCATATGTTCCCGTTATCAAATCTTCAATCAATATCCAATTCGGCTCCATATTTACATAAGCATTGCTAGGGTCTTGAACCTCAACAGCTTTACTTGATCTTGTCCTGTCGTAATGGTTGTAATTAGAATACACGGCTTAATCCCTAGCTTAATTTAATACTAATACACTTTTTAATATATTCTAATCCCTGTTCTGCGCCCTGCCCCCAAATGTAAGGGATTGAAGCAACGCCAACAAAGGTATCGGACGCAATCAGAAAAATGATCTAATCCTGTTTTTTCTGGTTCGCCTGCTTCCGTGTAACTCTGAAGTTCAAGCGATTCAATAACATTTTTACAACGCGGATGAACAAGAAGACTAACTTCTTCTTTACCATTGCATAAAAGGCGCTGAACATTATTAACGCTGTCTTTAATGGATGGATTAGATGCCCCCGATTGATTGGATATTCCATAACTTTCAAGTATTTGGATGTCGGTTTTAGAAGCATTTGTTGATCTTGCTCCGCCTGAAGAATCAGGGTAGCCGTAAAGTCTGTTGTGAACAAACCTTGATTTGATTTCTTTTGCCAGTTGGTCGGTGTCATGTGCGCGTATCTCGTCAAAAATATAAAGTTTGTTATCTCTAATCACGGCGCAAACGCAAGACATTTTTCCAATATTAAAGTCGATTCCAAGTCTTATAATTTCGTCTGAATAATTTGGGATGTCTTTTGTTATATGTTTTTCTCTATCGAAGCGGTCAAAAACAGCGCCAGTTGTTAAAGATATGAACTGCCCTTCAAGGTACGCCTTGAGAAGATTAGGGTCGTAGTTCATTTTCATTCTATCAATAAAATCTGCGGGTAAATGCGGATTATCTGTTGTTTTCATTCTTATTAACTTTCTGTCATCTTTTTCTTTTGCTTCATCACTTCCGAAAGTTTCCCAAAACCAACGATAACCTTCAGGTGTGGACGCCGCCGCGAACTGACGAACATTCCCTGCGCGAAGACGTCCAAGGATTTTAGGAAAGGCTCTTGAACAAATTGATGGGGCTACTGTGTCGATTTCATCTGCCAATATAAAAGCCGCGTTGATACCGATTATTCTTTGCCAAGATTCAAAAGAACGACACATAATTCTTGTGTCTCCTTTCGGTAAGTGCAAAACAAAATCAGGTAAAGGCGAACTTCTGAATGTGTAGGGAATCTCGTAATTCAACAAAAATTCCTCAAATTCTGTTACAAAGAGATCACGAACCAAAGGCTGTGTCGGCTCTAATACGATGCCTGTGAAGCCTTGATTTAAAACAGAAAGAGAAAAACACTTTGCCAATAAAGATCGCGTTTTACCTGATCCATAGCCCGCGCATAAGCCCAATATTTCCGTTTCTGTGTCATTTACAAACGATAGTTGCCCCGCATGAAGATCAGATAATACACGCTCTAATATTATCTCTGTATCTTTTTCATCAGGAGGACTTAAAAAGTCGAGGAGGGGTTGTTTTTCGCAGACATCAGAAATAAGGCTCATGCTGACATATCAAAGCGAAGAAGTTTTGCTTGCATTTCTACAGCACGAATAGCGGTCTGTAATTGATTTTCCATTGATGCGCGGCGTTCATAATCTGCAAGTCTGGCAATTGCCCCTGTAAGCCATTGCGGGCGCTCAAGCTGTGCATCTTGCTCTTGTAGTATGCGAGCGCGTTGAAGATAAACTTCTGTTTGACGTAAATTTACTTTAAAATTTTCCGCACAGTAACGGGCAATCTGTGTTTTTGAATAACCGCGCAAAAGTAAATCGTATATTTTATGAATACGTTGATCTATTTCAATATTAGTTGCCTTTTTAGCCATGCCCTTAATATATAACATGAATTATAGGGTTGACATTACATTTTAT